ATTACTACTGGTGATACACCAAGACCCGTAGTTGTAACAACACTGGTTGTAAAATTATCTCTTAGTCCAATACTAAGGGCATATGTTTTTGAATCTTTGACTGACTGTATTCCTACACAATCTCTAGAATCAACGAATAATAGATTTTCACGAACTGTTGTTTCTTTACTATTTGAATTAGCTAACCTAAAACCTGAACTATTGTCTGTTTTATCTCTAACACCTAATTCCGGAAACATATGATTGTTTATGTTCATGTTTGTTAATATATAATATAATTTTTTATAATATTAAAATATAATAAACGATTTATTATCTTAGTAAATTGAATTGGCCGTAACAAATGAATTATCGTTTCCATTATCGGCTATTCCAGCATATAATCCAGGATTATCGTGTTCGTATGTTTCTATTTTGAAAATCAACCCTATATTTCTCTTTAGTCTTTTAAAGAGTCTAGGATCTAGTGGATCAAAAACACTTTGAACCTTAGATTTTCTTAGAATAGTTGTGCTGACATTATCAATTATATCTTTAAATGGCTCTACTATAGTATTATATGTTTGTTGGAGGGTTACGGATCTTCTAAACTGTAACATTTTCTCTAATGGAATTGGTATTCCATCAAATGCTGTAAAACTCAATGTCAATTTATATAAGGATTCATCCGATGGTAGAAACCTGTTATCCCAGTATAATTGAGAACTTGCCAACAATGATTCAACAGATTCTACGTATTCTCTTGTACCTGTATTTGTTCCCAAATTTAGTCTTATAGGACAATTAAATATGGCTGTTGTGTTTGTTTGATTACTGGATTGAACTCTTTGATTTCTCTGTGCTTGAAATACCGTAATTAGTAGATTTGTGTCGGGTAGTTCTGTAATAATCCAATTTCTATAGGAAAACATTTGATTTTTAAAATCTCCATTTCGGGACCCTGAATCATACCATGCGGTCTGTCTGGTTATTTTTGGTGTTCCGTCGTCACCTGTATAGGTAGCATCTGCACCACTAGATGTTGTATTGGTTGCTGTGTTTGCATATTGTGGACCTGCTGCTATAGCATCATCAAATTGACCTGTACCACCATCAATAACTTCCGTAGTAACCCAGGATCCTCCTCCTGGTGTTGAAGAGTAGCCATCAATGGGTATTCCGTGTGGGTCTGGACCTTGACCACCAGCGTTAAGGAATTTTTCTGTATATGTTGAATCATTTCCTAAATTATTTACTCTGAGTGCGCCAAACCCGTTGCTGCTTAGTCTCATTGCATTTGTAATATTTGGATTTGTGGAGTCAAGAATATTACCGAATGTAACAAAACTAAATGCTGGAAAATTTATACCATAAGAAATATCACTCGATATGCATTTAGCGGTCACCCAAGGTTTTATAATACTTACTCCGAATAAATTACTAAGATCTCCATTTAAAAATAGATCTTGTACAGTATCTCTTAGTCCCATACGTTGAAACCGATCACCGGGCGAGCTATACAGTCCCCATACATTACCTCTGTAATATGGGAATGGTACGGGTGAATCTGTTCGTGTTACTGTTGGGTCTGCTCCATCACTTGTGCCTGGTTGATAGCTCATACCTAGTCCTGGTCCTGGTAAAAATCTTTGAAAGTCACCATAGCCGTAATATACAAGAGGGTCTAAAATATTAGCTGTTTGTGAGTTAAGTATAAGATCTACGTAATCTATGTCTCTTAGTGTTTGGTTTAAGGCTATGGTTAATAATAACAGAATTCTCATCAAAGAAGTTACAAAATAATTTACAAAATCATCGGCATTAAGTCTATATGTCCAGTCATGGAGATCATATAATCCATAACCCGAAAGAATAAGATAGAATAATCCAGGTTGTTCTCCGGTTTGGTCGGTGACTGTGAATGTATCAGTTGTGTAGGTGGGAACTGTTTGTTGTGGGTAAGGTTGTAGTTGATGTGTAGCACCACCAACTATTGGATTCCACAATCTTAGTGGTGGTGGGGTATTATTGTTTGGTATAGAAAAAGGACTATCAAAGTATGTTCTGAATAATTGTAGAGGTGTTGAATAAAATCCTATTATGTTTTCGTTTAGAAAATTTTCTTCTTGTGGAATATAGGATGCCCAAGATATGGGTATTCCTGCTGGAATATTAGTTAAAGTCATATTATCCGTACCTACTTGTTCACCTCCAGCCATATATATAATATATGTTAGTCCCCCATTTACAGTACCTTCGCTTACCACAACATAGTAATTGTTTGCTACTTCGGATGGTGTTGTCTCTGGTAAATCATTTGATCTTATTAACGGTGCTTGTACAATATATATACCATTTTCATCAGCTGAAGTTTGGTTCTTAATGAGTATTCTATCATTTAAAACTAAAACAACTCCATCAATAGTATCACCAATTTCAAAATCTGTGGCTAGTGTGCCATTAGTTGTTGTTGCGACTCTTACTGTTGGACACGGAGGTACACTTGCTTCTACAAATTGTGAAAAACTAACAAAGTCTGGTAGATATATGTTTAATGGTATAATGTCTCTTGGTATTACTGTATGGACTAATGATATGGATCTTAAAGATTTTAGTTTCTTGGGTAGATATATGGTCATTTCATTGCCTACTATAATATTAGCATTGTTATTAATCCTGGGGAATCCTGGGTCGGCCGGTCTTGTAACAATTCCAGAACCTGTGTAATTTCCACTGCTTACGGCTTCAAGTATTTCAAAAGTCACTGGTATTAGTGGATCTGAATCAACAAGAACATTTGTAATTTCCCATGTTCCGTTAACGGATTTATTGCCTTGAACATCACTTATAATAACTATATCACCGTCGTTTAAAATTGATCTGAACGAAATAAACCCGGCTATAGAATATGATTTAATGGATATAACTACGGGTGATACTCCTAAGCCTGTAGTTGTAATAACTCTTGCTGTAAAATTATCATTAAGTCCTAGACCTGTGGCATATGTCTTTGCATCTTTTATGGATTGGATTCCTACACAATCTCTTGAATCAACAAATACTAGATTGTCTCTGACGGTAGTTTCTTTTTTATTAGATTTGGATGATATGAAACCAGAATTGTTATCTGATTTATCTCTAACTCCAAATTCTGGAAACATGTGATTGTTTATGTTCATTATTGTTAATATATATAATTATAATTATTATTTGAACAAGATTAAAGGTTAATAATTATTTATTTAAATATTGTTAATATATATAATATGTTGGTAGAGTCTTTCGGTGCATATAATTATTTTGAAAATGGATCGAAGCGCCATGAAGGATATCATAGTTCGGGTGAACCTATAGAAGAATTGACGTATGAACAAAAAAATATGTTAATGTTAATAATATTTTTTTATGTGTTTACAACAATTTACGTTGCTTTAAAATATCCGATTGGTGGAGATGTTGTTATTAGTGTTATATTAGCTTTATTCTTTTCAACTATTTTTTGGTTTATTAAAATAATAGAATTTATTATTATTATGTTATCAAATAATAATTATAATAAAAAAAGTGTTGTAAAGTCAAAGGTGGGTAAAAAAAGTGTTGTAAAGTCAAAGTATAATGATCCTATATACTAAGCCTATTCGTTTAATTATATAATAAAAAATAATGTTAATTCGTAATGGGATATTCTAAAATATTTGTCGCTGGTTGTTGGAATGAAAGAGCTAAAATACACGAAATAATTAAACATTTTGAAGAAATCGCTGATATTACACATGATTGGACTGTGCATGAATCTGAAGAATTGTTTAATAATAAATCATATTTGAAATGTCAATCTTTATTGGATGTGGATGGTATTGAAAGAGCAGATTATTTAGTTGTTATAATGGATATTCCAAATTACCCTTATATGGGAACTTGGACAGAAATTGGTATGGCTATAATGTCTGGACTCCCAGTATTAATGTATAATCCAATTAATGCGTGTGAAAATAATATCTACATGCACCACCCTATGATTAAGCGTTTTGATTCACTAAATAAAATTGCGGAATATATCAAAAATGATTAATTAAATCTATTTAAGTTTAAGTTTTGTATTATTTATATAAGTAGAGTATATAAATAATGGAAAAAGTAACTGTAGAACCCATCGAGCCCATCCTACGGGAGAATCCAGATCGTTATAGTTTGTTCCCTATAAACTATCCAGAAATTTGGAATTTTTACAAAAAAGCTGAAGCCGCGACATGGACAGCCGACGAGATTGATTTTGGGGCAGATATGAAAGATTGGGGAGAACTAAATGATGATGAACGTTATTTTATTGAACACGTTCTTGCCTTCTTTGCTGGAAGTGATGGTTTGGTTTTGGAAAATCTTATGTCTACATTTTCTACAGAAGTTCAGATTCCGGAGGCTAGGGCATTCTATGCTCACCAAGGATACATCGAAACAGTCCATAATGAAACATATGCAAAAATGATTGATACATTAGTAAAGGATACTGACCGTAAATATGAATTATTTAATGCTATTGGTAATATTCCCTGCGTAACTAAAAAAGCCAACTGGGCTGAAAAATGGATGAATCTAAAAACTAGACCATTTAGGGAGCGTTTGATTGGTTTTATTATCGTAGAAGGTTTGTTCTTTTCGGGTAGTTTTTGTTCTATTTTTTGGTTAAAGTCTAGGGGAAAAATGATTAATGCATTGGCAAAGAGTAATGAATTTATTGCTAGAGATGAAGGGTTGCATACAACTTTTGGAATTATGTTGTACAAACTTTTGGTTACTAAATGTGATACAAAAACTATTCATGATATTTTCAAAGAAGCTGTAGAAATAGAGATTGAATTTATTTGTGAATCTCTTCCCTGTAGGCTTATTGATATGAATAGTGAACTAATGATCCAATATATTAAATATGTAGCGGATAATTTGTTATCCGAATTGGGATATCCAATGCTATACAATACAGAATGTCCTTTTGATTTTATGGATAATATTAATCTTGGTGGTAAATCAAACTTTTTCGACCAAAGATCTAGTGATTATAGTAAAGCATATTCAGTATCCAATAAAAGTGAAAGAGTATTTGAAACGGGTGATGATTTTTAAGAATGTTTGTTAAATCTTTTATTTAAAAAAAATATATTTTATTATTATTAGAATCATGTCAACAAAGACCGATGTTGCACGAATTCCTAGGAAACCTAGTAATAATATAATAGATGCATGTGATAAAAAAGGCATAGACATAACAGAAGAAAAAACTGTAAAAGTATATAAATCCAAATCATTGTTAAAAAAACAATGCAAACCCAAGAAACGTCGTCGTTCACATAGTGTTACACACAAACCCCGCCCAAATAACAGCACACGTCGCTCACATAAAAAACCCCGCCCAAATAAAATCAAACTATTTAAGCGTGTTGTTGAACCTAAACAAATTAAAAAACTAAAGGTGTCTTCCAAGTCAAAGGTGAACCGTAAAATAAGTAAATTAAATAAGGTTTCTAATATCTTTAAATCACAAAAAAATCATCATAAAGAAGCTGATAAATTGAAAGAACAGTTGGTTATTGTTATTAATTGTCATTCTTCCCAAAAAGAACCAGAGAAAAAAAAGTTACTTGTAGATGTTAAGGATTATTTTGACAGACCTTATATTTCTTCTGATGAAAAAAAAATTATGGTTGAAAAGATTAATAGATATAATCCTAATCCTACAAAGGTTAAAAAATTAGAGAATGTTTTAGGAAAACCTAAGATGACAAAAGCAGATTCAAAAAAATTCGTACAAGAACTCGATAATGTTTTAACGGACAAATTGGATAATAATTCAAAGCGACAGGTAGATAATGTTATTAGGGATTTTAACACCTTTGTTAAAAAACCAATTGTTTCAGATCAATATAGAAAAAATATTGTTAATTTATTATTTAAAAATGATTCTAATAAAATAAGACAGGCTAAACCGAATGTGAATACAGATAAATATGATCGATGGAATGCCAAAGACGCTTTGGAAAACAAAAGACAGACTAAACAGGATTCCGACAAATATGATCGATGGAATGCCAAAGACGCTTTGGAAAATGAAAGACAGACTAGACAGGATTCCGACAAATATGATCGATGGAATGCCAAAGACGCTTTAGCGGATCGAAAATCTAAAGAATTGGGGAAATTTAATGATGATCAATTGGAATTACAGCGACAAGGATTACAGCAAAATAATAGTTTTTTTAAGAATAAGGACGTTAGGGAAGAAGAAAAGTTAAGGCTTATGAAGGAATATAATGAGGATGTTAAATCCCAAGCTTTGGAGGATAGAAAGTTGTTAGAATCTCAGAAAATAGACAATGAAATTTATAAGCAAAGAAAATTGGATATGTTGGATAGTTATAACAAAAATAAATTGGATACTATGGAAAGATTAAATAAAGAAAATATGGATGATTCTGATAACAAATGGAATAATATTAAATCGTGGATGAGTAAATTTAATCCACAAGATATTAGATACCAGAAACAAAACCCGGAAGATAAACCATTAGAAAATAGGGAAGTTGCTAAAATAAAAGGTAAAGTGTATGCTACTATAAATGAAGCTACCAATGTTTTCGATACGCAATCTAATTTGATGAAAGCACAAGAAGATATAATAAAGGCATTAATCAATAAACAGGAAGATTCAGAACAAAGATTAGAACAGTGGGTTAAACAAATGCAAGAGAATAATGCAAAGAGAGATGGTGTAATTGATAAAATTATTCCACAAATAGTAAAATTACAAGGACGTAAACAATATTACGACCAACAATCTTACGACCAACAATATTACGACCAACAATATTACGATCCGTATGTATCAAATATGACAAGAAATTTGAAAGATCAAGAAAATAATGCATTAAGAACACAAATTGATAATCTAAAAATGAAACTACTTGCACAACAAGACAACCAACAACGTCGTCCATTAGAACAAAACAGATTTGGCAGTGATGCTGTTATTCAAAAACAATTAGATATGTTAAGTCAGAATATATCTAATTTACAAAGACCCGGAGGACAATCACAGTTTGTTAATAATAATAACACACAATCAATAAATGACAGTGGACGTACGAGAGACAGTGGACGTACGAGAGACAGTGTTGTCCCAAGTGTTGTCCCAAGTGTTGTCCCAAGTGTTTCAAACGGTCTTCCGAAAGATCAAATAGTTAAACTTATTGACGAAATGAGTAATAAATTGTTTGAAAGATTATATCCTGTAGTAAAAACAGCTAAAAGTGCTACTGAACGCGATCAAAAAGCAAATTTACAAAATATTAGTAACAGAACTAATGAATCTGGAAAAGGAAATATAAATTTTGATAAAATTAATGAATTTAAAAATGAAAGTGGTGGGTCTCCATTAGCTGACGCTGTAAATGTCGTTACACAACCACAACCACAACCACAACAACAACCACAACAACAACCACAACCACAACAACAATTCACCCAAAGAAATACAAATGGTGATGAAATAGAACTTACGGAAAACCAAAGAAATAAGGCTAATGTGGAATTACTTAATAAACAGTTAGAAGAAGGATTACAATTTATATTAGCGGTTGAGGAAACATCTAAACAGGATTCTGGTGAATATGGAAAAATTAAGGAACAAATGGATAAAATTGAATT